TTTTCTCGGGAACAGACTACCACGGAGTTGACCGTTCAAATATTTACGAATTGTTTATTAGCGTTCCGTCTTCTGGTGTGGCGGCGTTTAGAGGTGTTCTATATGTTCAAAGCACCGATAGAAATCTGATATCTGCGTATAGAACAGGAAGCATAGCAAGAATAGGTGCGTATAGTGGTGCTACCACATGCTATTCATTAACTTGGTCATCAGGATCAGACGGCTCTGCCACGGGTGGTGTGTTCAACGAAGGTGAAAATTTTGCGGTTCTGTATGTGCCTGCGGGTGCGGCTGGTGCTAAAGGCGACCCTGTTGGAGACATAGACGGTGGAGTTCTAACGGTTGCTCAAGAATAACCTAAATACCGTAGAGGAACAGTATGGCAATTGAAATTTCACTAAAGAAAAGCACCGCAAACCCCACATCGGCATCTGGACTAACCCTTGCCGAGCCAGTTTTCAATTACAGCAACAACACCCTGTGGATAGGTAAAGGCAGCGGAAACTCTCCTGTGTGGGTTGGTGCAGGAGTTTGTGGTGCTTCAGGTGGAATTGCAGCAGGATTAACCACACAACTCCCCACACACGCAGCAGTCAAAAATTACTTTGATGCGGTGTCATCTAGTTTCTTGGGAGCAACAGTTTCGTATGTGGCAACCTTTAACGGAGCCACAGGAGCCGTAACAGGGGTTTCGTCCTTTAACGGGCTGACTGGTGCGGTTACGGGTGCTTCTCTTGGAGCAAACACATTCACAGGGCTACAGACACTAACCGCAGGGCTAACCACATCGTTTGCCCATGTAAGCGGTGGGCTGACTGTGGGTGGAAACCTGTATGTGAACGGCAACCTGACTGTGAGCGGTGGAGTAACCACAAGCATCAGCGAGATTGTGCTGATTGAAGACAATATAATTACTCTCAATTCTAATGTGACAGGCACTCCCACAGAGAATGCTGGTGTGGAAATTGAGCGTGGGACATCCGCTAACACACAAATCCTGTGGAACGAGTCCACAGACAAGTGGACATTCACAAACGATGGAACTCTGTATTACGATATTCCAACCGACTATGTAAGTTCGTTTAATGGGTTGACAGGTGCAGTTGGAGGCGTAACCACATCGGCAGCAAATACATTTACTGCTCTGCAATCGTTTGCCCAAGGTGTGTCTAGTGCAGGTGGAACCTTTGATAGTCTTACTGTATCAACAGATATAGTTGCTAGTGGAACAATTGACGGAAACACATTCATCACTCCAAACAACTACAGAGTTGATGATGGATTTAATTACAGCGTCTACGGATTAAATTCATTAGAGTTCTTTAATGGAGCCAGAACCCAGACTTGGAATCCAGGTTTTGCTGGAACCAACACAACTATAACATTTCCAGCCGCGACTACTGGACTAGCAGGGCTTTCACTCGCTCAAACATTTACTGCTCTAAATTCGTTCAACGCAGGCATATCCGCAGCGGGTGCTACACTAAGTGGAACAGTTACCGCACCAACTCCTGCTCTTGGAACCAATAACACACAGGTTGCAACCACTGCATTCGTGCAAAACGAAATCGTTGCTGATACTGTAACAACATTCAACGGACGCACTGGTGCGGTTCAAGGTGTGTCTGCTGCTGTGGCTGGTACAGGTATCAGCGTTAGCGGAATCACTGGTTCTGTGACTATTACAAATATTGGTGTGCAATCGTTCAATGGTTTAACTGGTGCTGTTACAGGTGTCACCGTTGGTGGAGTCAATACCTTCACCGCTTTGAATTCATTCAACGCAGGCATATCCGCAGCGGGTGGCACATTCTCTGCACTTACCCGATTCACGGGTGGAATAACCACAAGCACTCTGCATGTTTCTGGTGGTGCTACATTTGCAGGACCAGATTTAGTGTGGTTCACCACAGGACTGAGTGCGGCAGAGATACGAGTAGGAACCCAACTGTTAACCAGTACTATCAACTCTACAAGTGTAAGTACACCACTCGCAATAAACAATGACGCTGGAACGCAAACTAGAATTGGTGATTTTGCTTTGGCAGGTTCGGGTACATATGTTGATGTTGACGATGTTTCTCCTCTACTAAAACTAAACTGTCCGTTGGGAACCATCACTATTGGAGATGTTGATGGAGCATACAACGGAACCTCAATAGAGGTTAATGACGCTTCTGGTTCAATAAATTTAAATGGAGCAGTATCCGCAAATTCTCTTTCCTCTGGAACTCTGACCAGCACAGGAGGTGTCCATTTTGGTACTGCTTCTGCTTTTGTGAATTCTGAAAGTACTACACTAGGAACCACCGCAGCCAATCAGAATATTGCGGGTGTTGCTGTTTTTGATGGAAGCGTTGACACCAATAGAAGCGTTGAATTCTTTATTCAGGCTTCACACTCTAGTGGATACGAAGCACTTAAAATATTGGCTATTCACGACGGAACCAATACATACAATGCTCAATACGGGTTGATTCGCACAGGTTCAAGTCTGTGTTCTTCCTATACAACAACTATAACTACTGGAGGTGGAGGAAATAAAACTCTTCGCCTCCGAGCAACACCCACCAACACCAACACCACATTCAAGGTGATTGAAACTGTAATACCAGCGTAATAGAGGACTCCCATGCCTGACTTTATTATTCCATTCCAAACCACATCAGGAATTTCCGCAGCGGGTGGTATCACACTCTCTTCTAGTATAGTGGTTCCAAGTGGTTCCACACTCACAGTCAGCGGCAATTTGGTGGCTAATGGAAATGTGAATCTTGGTGATGCAACCACAGACTCTATCACAGTTGCTGGTTCATTCAACGCAAACACAGGAATCTCCGCAGCGGGAGGCACATTCTCTGCACTTACTCGTTTTACAGCAGGAATTTCTGCAAGCGGAATAACTTCTAGTTCTTATGTTCTTTCTTCAGGTGGAATAGTGGCACTAACTGGAACCACATACACATTCTTGGGTTCAGACAACGGTGAAGTATTAACCATGAACAACGCATCGGGAATAACTGCAACTGTGCCCGCAGGACTACCTGTAGGTTACAGCGTAACAGTCATACAACTAGGTGCGGGACAGGTAGGATTTACTGCGGCATCAGGAGTCACACTAAATTCTTACACCAGTCTGCGAAAAATAGCAGGACAACACGGTTCGGCATCTCTAGTATCGTATCAAACCAATGTATTCAACCTTGCGGGCAACTTGGCATGAGACATCTTCTTGGGTTTCGTGGTCACGCAAACACAACAATAGCCCCCGCTGAACTTCCTTCTGATGTTACTCCCAATGCCGTAAATTGGGCTAATGTTGGTTTTGATAGCGGAGTGGAAAAATATGTGTATTCATCACGACAGATAACAGGAATAAATCAAACCATAACATTGAAGGTGGAATATAGCAGCGATTTTACTGATTTGTATTACGCCGTAACAAATACTCAACCAGAAATTACACAAGATTACGCTGTGTTTTCTCCACCGAATGAAACTAGTAATCCTGTAATGACATACATCTTGCCTAACGGAACATTTACTGTTTCAAACAATCAATATGTTACTTTTGGGGCAGATACAGGAACACCGAGTGTTTTGGTTACTGTGAAAAATACATCCGATGGAAACGCAACCCTAGACACATTCCTAGCAGACATCACATAAGACTATGGAAACAGAACAAGAAAAAGCACAAAGACACCTGTTGTGGATGAACCATATTGCAAGCACAATTCAAAATATGCTTGCTGAATCTCAACCAAACACACAAGCAATTCTTATTCACAAAAAGGTTCTGTCTAATTTTGTAAATAGAAATTACATAGTGAATAGCGGTGTGTCTCTTGACATTTACAATCAGACCATTGATTCCGCAAATAATTTTTTGAACGGCAATTGATAACCAATAAATCTGTGGTATACTAGGCGTAATCATCGTGCTTGTTCCTACATACAGGAACACTACAATTAGGAGAATTACAATGAGTGACTTCAACGGATTGCCTACCCCTTACCAGTCTTTTATCCATCTTTCACGCTACAGCAGATGGATGCCAGAAAAGAATCGCAGAGAAACATGGGAGGAAACCGTTGCTCGTTACTTCAACTTCTTTGAAAAGCATCTTGAAACCAAGTGTGGTTACAAGGTGGAAAAGAGTGTTCGTGCAGAACTAGAAGCCGCTGTTCTGAATCTTGAAGTGATGCCAAGCATGCGAGCCTTGATGACCGCAGGTGAAGCACTAGAGCGTGACCATGTTGCAGGATACAATTGTGCGTTTGTTGCTCTGAATCGTCTTCGTGCGTTTGATGAAATCTTGTATGTGCTGATGTGCGGCACAGGCGTTGGTTTCTCTGTGGAGCGTCAGTTTGTTGATAAATTGCCAACCATTGCTGAAGAGTTCAGCGAGAGCGATACTGTTATTGTTGTTGAAGACTCTAAGATTGGTTGGGCAAAGGCTTACAAGGAACTGATGTCTCTGCTTGTGGGTGGACAGATTCCGAAGTGGGATGTCAGCAAGGTTCGTGCTGCTGGTGCTCGTCTTAAGACTTTCGGTGGCAGAGCGTCTGGCCCAAGACCACTTGAAGATCTTTTCCGTTTCTGTGTGGAAACTTTCAAGCGAGCCGCAGGACGCAAACTAACTTCAATTGAAGTGCATGACATTGTTTGCAAGATTGCTGAGATTGTTGTGGTGGGCGGTGTGCGTCGTTCTGCTCTTATCTCTCTTTCAGACCTGAACGATGAGCGTATGCGTGATGCCAAGACTGGAGCATGGTGGGAAGCAAATGGTCAGCGAGCCTTGGCTAACAACTCTGCCGTGTATCGGGAGCGTCCTGAAGTGGGAACCTTTATGAAAGAATGGTTGTCGCTTTACAACAGCAAGAGTGGTGAGCGTGGAATTTTCAATCGTGATGCTGCCAAGAGAACCGTTTCAAAGTTGGGTGATCGTCGTGATTCTAACTACGAGTTTGGAACTAATCCTTGCTCCGAGATTATTCTGCGTGATCGTGAGTTCTGCAATCTCAGCGAGGTTGTGGTTCGTAAAGAAGACACGCCAGAAACTTTGAAGCGTAAGGTAAAACTTGCTGCTATTCTTGGCACATGGCAGGCTAGCCTTGTTGACTTCCGATACCTGTCAAGCGAGTGGCGTAAGAACTGCACAGAAGAAGCCCTGCTTGGTGTGTCACTAACAGGCATCTTGGATAATCCTATGATGCGTGGGCAAGGGCCCAATCTAAATGTGCTGCTTGAAACACTCAAGAACGATGCGGTTGCAGTAAATGCCAAGTGGGCAAAGAAACTTGGTATCAATCCTGCTGCTGCTATTACTTGTGTAAAGCCAAGCGGAACCGTATCACAGTTAACGGATGCGGCATCAGGCATTCACGCTCGTCACAATCCGTATTACATTAGAACCGTTCGTGCTGACCGTAAAGACCCCTTGTGTCAGTTCATGGTGGACAAGGGATTTCCACACGAGCCGTGTGTAATGAAGCCAGATTCAGTTATGGTGTTCTCGTTTCCCATGAAGTCACCAGATGGTTGCATTACTCGTAATGACATGACAGCGGTTGAGCATCTTGACCTATGGTTAACCTATCAGAATCATTGGTCAGAACACAAACCTTCAATCACTGTTACCGTCAAGGAACACGAATGGGTTGAAGTGGGAGCATGGGTTTACAAGCACTTGGATGCGGTATCAGGCATTTCATTCTTGCCACATTCTGACCATTCCTACAAGCAGGCTCCGTATCAGGACTGCACCAAGGAAGAATACGAAAAAGCATTAGCCGCTATGCCAAAGGATGTGGACTGGACTGAGTTGCGTCGTTACGAAAAGGAAGACAACACTTCCGGCACTCAAACCTACGCTTGCTCGGCTAACTCATGCGAAGTCGTAGACCTGGTATCCAACGAAACCCGATAAATAATCGGGTGAAGATTACCGGTATTGACTATTCGCTATGCTCGCCGTGTGTTGCTTTTACCAGCGACGGGATATCGTTTCAAGCCCACTATCTCACAGAAACTAAAAAGTTTCTAGGTGATTTTAAATTTGGTAATTTTACAATAAAAGGGTGGGAATATCCTGAGTGGACGACACCTGAGGAACGCTACCAGGGGCTCTCAGAATGGGCTATACGCCTCGCTGGCGGGTCGGAGCGGGTCATGGTGGAAGACTATGCTCTTGGTGCTAAAGGGCGGGTTTTCCATATCGGAGAGAACGCTGGATTATTAAAATGGAAACTGTGGAATCTTAAAATTCCCTTCTCGGTAGTAGGCCCAACAGTTCTTAAAAAATGGGCAACAGGCAAGGGCAATGCAGATAAAGAAGCAATGCACTCAGCATTTCAGAAACGCTTTGGTGTGGATATGCAAGCCCGTTTAGCAGGGCGAGAAGGTAAGATAGGCAATCCGGTAAGTGATGTTGTGGATGCGGTTTGGTTAGCCGCTTACGGAATCAACACACCAAATTAAACATCCTCTGAACCTTGAAAGTCCGCAACTAGGCTTTTCAGAAACACATAACCAGCCTTTACTTCGTTCATTCCTGCGGCATCAATCACAGCAGGAGCAAACCAAGTGGCGTAGTCTGATACCGCAACGGTTCTGTTGTCCAAAGGAATCTTTCCGTCTTCTCTGGCTTGCTGAGACACATACCCGTCTACGGTGATTGAGCCTGTGCCTTCGGTATGGTTCAGGGTAACAGAACGAATCTTCCAATACTGCGAATAGGTTCCCGTTGGGTGCTGTATGATTTGCTGTAGTGCCATTAGGTTGACTCCAATACCGATACGATGATATCAAGTCCCGCTGTTGCTCCTGCCGTTGCCTTGAGAGTATCTCCCGTCGTCAGGGGAATCGGCGTGTCGAGTGCCTGATATGTGGACTGAATCGGAATAACCGCACCACGCACAATGTAGTAGCCTGTTGCGCCCTTGAACAGTTGCACGGACACGGAATTGGTTGTAGTTGTGTTTGTGTTTGAAATATGAATACCGTTAACAATTGCTGTTCCAGTAATGCCTGCATATATTGTGGTTGCGGCGGTAACACCGATGGATGTGGCGTAATTGGTATAGATGTCTGGCATTTTTCAATTTTCCTATGGTATTTATGCTTACGGTGCTGCGTTTTTGTATGGGTGGTCTGCGGGAAGGTCTGATGTTAATCCCCATTTGTGGGCAAGATATCCTTCTATCTTTTGCCGAGTATCTGTTGATACAGTTTCGTTAATTACAATCAATTCATACAAATCCATATTTCCTGCTTCCGAATTTACTGTATTTGCCCCGACAGACCAAGCAGATGCCGTATTTGCACCAGTATAAACGGATTGTGTATTGGACACGGTATTCTTTGT